ATGGCTACTTAACAAGAAGAAGACCGGAACCGATATTTCCGGCAGCATTGCAGTTGCGTCTGGAAGCGCGGTGGATGCTATCAGAGACGTAATGGACTCTCTGCGCGAAGAACTCAAAGCGACAAAAGAAGAACTGGCCAAATTCAAGATTCAAAACAAACTGCTAGAGGAATCACTGGACAAATTACATGACCAAAATACACTGTTGCTAGAGCAAAATGAATTCTTGGCCTTAGAGATTGCTTCACTAAAAAAAGAAATCGACAGGATCATTTAATGTTGCGCAACGTATGCGTTTCTACAGCATGACAGTTCGAACACATAACTATGCATTTTGATACTTCTTTCATAATTGTTGTCAGTGCGTAGTCGCTGCGTACTAAATCTGATACATTAGATTTCTTGTCTACTAAGTGGTGAAAGTGTAGTGCTACTGGATGGTCTCTATACCCGCAGTTACAGCATCCTTGGATAAGTTTATAGTCTTGCAACAGTTTCCATATCGCTGCCCGACGGGTTGCCCTCTTACTCACCATAGAGACGATGCCAAATTGATATCAAGGCCAATGCAATCAGCATACCACAGGATATCTCTGATATCGTAATTGGTCTTCTCTTCGATACCTCGCGCTAGATGCAGGGGCATGGCAAGTTGATCAATCTCAAGGTTTTCTGCCTTACGAGCCAAAATCAATTCATCAATAAATGAGTCATAGCCTTCAGTGGCGTAGACCGGGTATTCAACCATGACTTGATTCTACCATACTAGGCTGTCCATTCCTCATACACAGTCGGAAAGTTATCTTTAATCATACCCTCTACCACGTCTGAGTACTCTCTAATTTCTGCCTGCGCGTCAGATGCACGACGAAGATCGACAAAGTTCATGGCGGCGTGAAGTGATGGAGTCCACAAATACTTTGTGTACAGTGAGTATGCCGGTAGCGCTAGACGGGCTTGCTCAGGTGCTACGCCCAAATCCATCAACCTATGATATAGATTATCACCGTATTCGATAAAGTCTGAATATAGTTCATTGATCAAGGCAATAGTTTCCGCATCAGTTATATCTTTTCCGCTTCCCTGCTTGCTATTAGCAGGCGCAGTACGCCACGTTGTCGGCATGTAGTACTCTTCATCATCACGAACATATCTTCTGGAAAGTTCACTAAATGGAGTACCGTCCTCTAATGTACTTGCCCCGACAATATGACGCCAGTGCTGTCGTGCGACAATCAGTGGAGCCTTAAACTCTAGTGATAGGTGGACGTGCCTGAATGGACTTGTGTGGTTTTCTCTGACGAGGAACCTAATGAGTTTCCTGTCTGCATCACTCAATGTTGTTGATTGCTTGTTGTAAGATAGCCTGGCACTATTGACAATATCCAGTTCCGTGCCGTCAACTCTTACTAGTTTTACATATCCTGTCATACCTTGTACCCTTCGATTGTAACGATACCTGTATCTGTATTGATTTTAATTGATACGAAGTCTGTGTCTAAATGCATATAACTGTGGTCCTCTACGTACCCATTAAATGCTCTTCCGTCAACAAGTTCGACTTCAGCATAGAAGCGTGCGTCTGCAATCTTGCTTGTGTCGAGCGGCACCCTTGGTGGCTCAATGTATAGTTCTAGAATGTCTGATCTAATAAGCATAGTGTTCCTCTACATAAATGATGGGCGGTATTCGGTAGCATACATACTCATACACCGCCAAGAACAAAATGACCAATGATCCTCAAAGATTCCATGGCCTTGCTTGACGTACAACCAATCGCTGTCTGGCATGTCTGTGGTAAGGTCGCATGCCTTACGGTTACATGTTGTGAGCATACCATCATCCTACCATACACGCACGCGGATTACAAGTGTGGTACAATAGACGTAGTTCCCTCGTTGTTCGTGTCGCACCCACGAATGGCGGGGGAATCTTGCATGTGGTACAATAAAGTTACCGTCGTCTAGGTTGACTTGTCCCGACAACGACTAGCCTGGCTCTGAGAGGTGCGTACATAGAACCAGTTGAAGGTGGGTTTGGAGAAACTCATACCATCTCTCGCAGCGGAAGGTACCTGCTCTATGAGTTGTCTTGTTATTCATAGAGGCCAGCGATCTTTTACCCGTTTCATCGTGTACCTTCCGTTCCTCCTGGCCTGACAGACTCACCACCTGAAAACTAAAGAAACTACTAGTGAATGCACTAGGACCGTGAAGTTGTGCTCGTGTGACCAGGAGGACGCAACCGTAACAAGATTGAAAAACTCACTGGCAAGACAGGAAAAGTATTTTCCCCATCCCTACTGTCTTGGGGAACACACACGGGGGGGTAGAATACGTGTATCTAAAGTACGATAAGACCTTGAAAACAACGATAATCATGACAAAACCTTCCAAACAACAAAAGTGACTTTGCTGCCGAATATCGACAATAGGTGTGTGCTTAAGCACGGGTATGTCCACAACTGGCTCATCAAACATGTGATATAATTGCTATGTGGGAACAACTACTAACCATGCACTGAGATATCCTGAATATACCGGACCAGTTGCAGTGCCCGATGATGTAAAGAACCTAGCACAAGACGTAGATGCTAAAATGCTGGCTACCACCGGGGGCAGTGTTACAGGATTAGTCAACTTCAGTCAATCCCCCAATGTTCCTACCCCCACAGTAGCGGGGCATGCGGCTAACAAGTCTTTTGTTGAAAGTCATGTTCAATCGGTATCCATTGCAAAGTCATTAGTAGATGCAAAAGGTGATTTGATTGTAGGAACTGCGAACGACACGGTGGGCCGGTTGCCTGCGGGCGCGGACGGCACCCTGATCGGCTACGACAGCACGCAGGCGAGCGGTCTGAACGTGTTTCGGATCGGCAACCTGCTCACCGCGAACCAGGCCAGCGGCACGGACACGCTTGGGGACACGACGGGGTTCGCACCGCAGTCGGCGGGCGGCACGCTGACGAGCAGCACCGACTACGCCTACCGTGGAAGCCGCGCCCTGAAGTGTGTCTCCGACGGTGTTTCCACATACCAGGGATGGACGACGACCGCCACGCTGCCGCTGTATCGATATGCCACAGTCACAGTCCAGGCGAAGGTCTACGCGACTACGCAACTGACGCTTCGCGTGGGCATCTTCCGAACAGCCGCAGGGTACATCAACAGCGCGAAGACGGTCACGGTCCCTGCCGGTGTGTGGACAACGGTGCAGCACACCGCCACGGCAGGCGAGGTCGGCGCGGGGAGTGTCACTGACGCGACGGTCTTTCTGGACACCGGCACGACACCCCAGGCGGGGACGTTCTACACCGACGATATTGGGTACTGGGTCGGCGCGGGCGGCACCTGGACCATGCCGGGCACCCCGGTGGTCGGCAGCAGTCACATCGCCATCAACAACGCCGTCGATCTGTCCGGCACCGGAGTCCCCGAGGGTGTGATCGCCGCCCCGCCCGGCTCGGCGTTCCTGCAAACCGACTCCACCACCGACGTGAAGGGCTGGATTCGCTGGGTGAAGGCCACCGGCACCGGGAACACCGGCTGGGTCGCTGGGCCGGAAGCCGACACCAGGTGGCGGGATGTGAGCGGGGACGTATCCGGCTGGACGGGCGTTTCAGCGGTCAAGGTCCACCTGCGGCGTATCGGAGGCGTTGTCGCGTGGCGGTTCGCGTGGGCGGGAGGCGGGTCGGCGTCTGGCTCTGGCGTCTACGCAACACCGACCGGATTCCGTTATGCGGCGTTAGTGACTGACTTCCGGCACGCGATGTTTAGCGCGGCGGGGGTATTTGAAGGCGCAGTAAACACCAGTTCTGGCGCAAGTCTGGAGCTGACACCCGTCGTGGGCAAGGCTCCACGCGGCACACTCACTTACACAACGATCGACCCCTGGCCCTCGTCCTTACCAGGGGTGGCCGTCTGATGCGTCAGACCACCGGCTTACCGGGTAGCACTTCCGGCCACGGGTCCGCGAACGCCAGGTCAAGCACCGTCTCCCGTATCGCTGGGGTGAGCCGCAACAGCGCATCCATGTCCACACACCCAACGCTAGCCGCCTAACCCTCAAGGAGAATCATGTACGCCGATATCGCAGCAGCCGCCACCAACGGAGACCTCCGCAACCGGATTGCCGGGTGCCTGTCATCGCTAGGGCGCACCGACCCGCATCCGCTGGGCGGGGCCGACCAGATTCAGTGGGCGGTGGTCGGTAAGCAGTCCATCGCGGACGCCTACGCCGGAACATGGACATCTGCGACACTGCCGACGTGAGTTATTGGCAGCGCCGCCTGTAATCTATGATACAATAGCATTATGGATAAATTCACATGGCTTAACAAATTTGAGCCAGCCCGACTTCGGGCGGTATGGATTGCAGTAATCGCTTTGCTTGGTACTCTTGGAGTATCAGTAACTACAGAAGTGGATGCAACAGTGACTAGTCTGATTGCATTCTTGGTAGTAGTTGTTCCTATTTTGCAGGGGGAGTTGACTCGTGGATCAGTATATGCCCCCGCTACAGTAGAGCGACTTGAAGAACCTGAACTTCCCGTAGACGAAACAGAATTCGGTGACTACGAAGAAGTTTAGTCATGCTATAATATATACATGATGCCAGCAACAACCAACTTCGAGTACTATCGAGGTGACACCTTCAAGACGTATTTGAATATCAAAGACGGTGCGGGTCTACCCATTGACTTGAGTGGATTCCTTGCCAAGTTTACCATCGCTACTGAAAGAGGAACAAACCCACCAGCGCCGGGAAGTGGATTCCCTGCCACAGTACTATGTGAATCAACTATTAGTGGATCACGTATTGAGATTAAAATTACCCCAGCCCAAGGAAACCAATTAAAAGCCGGGGTTTCTTATGTATATGACGTTGAGGTATCTGGTGGTGGGGAGGTATACACCTATTTAACTGGTAACATCAATGTTACTGAAGGCGTTTCATGACCGAAGTAATAGTTGCAACTAATGAGATTACTGTTGCAGGCAACGTTCGTCAAATTGATCTTCAAGTAGGCGTAGGTACCCCAGGTCAACGGGGTACGAGAACATTCACTGGCAATGCACCTCCTAATACACTATCTGCTAATAGTCCGTTCTTCGGGGGGTACACAGAGTTCATCCCTGGTGACATATTCATCGAAAGAAGTACCGGACTGCTCTCATACTGGGAGTGGAGAGCCGCAGGTAGTGGGTATGAATGGGTACGCATTGTAGACAATATTGACAGTACAACCCCACCGTATGTACTGGACTCAGATTTACAAGCGATAGCAGACCTCAATGGAACCGGGGTACTGAAAAAACTTGCCCCCAACACATGGACATTTGATACCAACAACTATCTTACTTCTAATGAAACCATTACTCTGAGTGGTGATGTTTCCGGTTCAGGTAAAACGTCAATAGCGCTTTCGTTGGCTAACTCTGGCGTAAGTTCCGGTACATACAACAATGTTGCAAGTCAAGTGAGACCATTTACAGTAGATACCAAGGGACGTGTTACTAATATAGGGTCAGCAATTGATATCTCCATTGCGCAGTCGGCGGTAACCAACTTGGTGAGTGATCTTGGTTCAAAAGTATCAAAGCCTACTTCAACAGACAATGCCATCGCTAGATTTGATGGGGTAAATGGTGTTATTCAAAACAGTGGCGTCACGATTGCGGATAACAACACTGTCCAGGGTGTCAACAATCTCTACTTCGCGGGGACACTGTTCGGTGACGGCGGAGCGGCGAGTTCAATGCTTGTCGCCAACGCCAATGCAGGCGTGTCCACGGATGTGCGCCTACGTTCCGGCGGCAATGAGCGATGGATCATCCAAAAGACGAACGAGGCAGAGTCCGGCAGTAACGCCGGTTCCAACTTCCGGCTGTACCGCCGCGCCGATGATGGCTCTGGGCTGTCGTACCCCATCACGATCAACCGGGCTACCGGCAAGATCACCTTCGGCGACGTCGGCTCGACTGCCGGTTTGGAGTTCGGCTCCAGCGGCCCCCGCATCATGGTCGGCACGGGCGGGCCGTCCGGTATCAGCGCCCCCGTCGGCTCAACGTGGCGGCAGACCGACGCCAACGCGTCCCACGGCTCACTGAAAGGGTTGTTGTGGAGGCGGGTTACAGACCCCGGTACGAACGCTGAGGGCACGGACTGGCTGGTGGACTACGAAGGTCGGTGGATCGCATCACCTGCGCCGACATGGACGAACGTGTCGATGTCGTCAACCACCGCCAGGCACACCCGCACGGGTAAGCATTGCGATTTCACCATCTCCGGCACTCTGTCAGCAGCGCCGACGGGGGCCGTGACTGTCACATTGCCATTGTCGATCTCTTATGCAGGCGCGATGGGGAACGCTCGGTTGCAACCCAACTACGCCTGGCCGGGGGTGTGGTCGTACGCCACGAGTACGTCAGTGAACATCTACTACATTGACGGCTCAAGCCACTACGCGGACCTGAGTGCAAGCGCACCAGAAACGTGGGCCAGTGGCGACTCCATCCGTCTTTACGGCACCTACGAGATTGCCTAAGAAGGAGCAGCACATGAACACGCAGATCGGATCGCTGCTGGTGGCCGCGCTGTGAGCGTCACCCTGGCTCACCCGTTCAGTATCACCGCCAACGCCGCGCAAGACCCCGGCCTGCAACTGCGGGTCAACGTGGCTGCGAACGCCGCATCAGCGCACAATAATATGCAACCTACGATCTTGCTCAACTGCATCATTAGCACATAGTGTATACTAGTATCATGACAGAAATACCGATTATCGTTTCTACTAACGAAGTAACCGTTGCAGGAATGGTGTCGAAGATTGTTATTGAGACTGAAGTAGGTACCCCAGGCAAGCGTGGATCGCGCATATTCAGTGGTGACACGTCTCCGGTAGGACTTCAACCAGACCATGTTTATTTTGGGGGGATTGCTGAGTTCGTTGTTGGTGACATGTTCCTGGTAAGATCAGGAGAAAACATCGGTGACGTATGGGAGTATAGATCACTACCTGGCGGTGATGATTGGGTACGTATCATTCAAAGGATCACTCAGCCTGAAGTCATTACCGGGGCAAACTCACCAGAAGGAGTGGTTGCCGCTCCACAGGGATCAATGTACACAAGAACTAATGGTTCAGTAAACACCACACTGTACCTCAAAACTGCGGGGGGTAGTAGCAATACTGGCTGGACTGCTAAATAATGCTATAATAGTACTATGCCATTAACCGCCCAGGGAGTAAAAAGCGGTATCGTGTACCCAACAAGACTTCCCAACCTTACTGACATCGCTCACATTCAAGAGGGACTGAGGGTATTTTATTATGGTCATGAAGATGGAGATGTTCAAACTGATCCAGCAGAACTACCTGCCGAATCAATCGCATACCACATTTACAGACTTAACACCGATAAACTCAATATACTGAATGGCATTGCCAAAACATCGCTAACCATTGATAATGATAGTACGTCTTCTCCAACACTTAAGTTCGTTAGTGATAATGGAACCCTGAATATTCAGGCAACAGGGCTGGGTACAACTGCAACTCTTAATTTACCAGCGGTAAATGGAACGGTAGCCACCACCGACTCAACGGCGTTTGAAAAGTTGTCTAATATCGGAACAGGCGGAAGCGTATCATCTATTGTTCTTGGTGGTAGTGGACTAAGTTCTTTAACTATTGGTAATGCAACCACTCCACCAACAGTATCCGTTAATATTGGTACCGGCGCAAAGTCGAGTGGTACCAAATATATCAACATTGGTACTGGCTCCACAGGCGGGTCAACTGTTGTTAATATTGGTAACTCAGTGGGGGCTACCGTCGCATTGCTAGGTGCTGTCACAGTCAATGGGTCGCTAACTGCAACTGGATTGACAACAACGGCAGGAGTTGATTCAACAGATGTAATTAGAGCAAGGGCGGGAATAGACTTTTCAACACAAACTCAGTTGGCAAAGATAACCGCATCTACCTCTAATCCGTCAGGTGTAACTGTCGGTGGTAGCCTGCACATTAAGTCTGGTGGAGACTCAGATTCATTGTGGGTCTATGAAGGAACGTGGAAGAAAATTCGTGGCAATATGTGGTTTACAGGAACGGCAAATCCAGGCGCACTTGGTCAGCAGATAGGAGACTGGTATTACAATAGGCTTACCGGAGAAATTTGGGAGGATGCATGACCTGGGTATCTCGCGGGTACGCACGCAGCAATAAGGTCTCTATTGCTGGACACTCTATTATTGGAGCAGAGTCAGGCAATTACATGATGGATACTTCATACGACTACTGCACTGATGAGTCATATTACACTGTTCGTGGAAATCTCGTAAACGCTCAAGTTGTATTTAACCCTACTGCTAGGTGGCAGAATGCCCCTGCCAATTATAATTGGAAGATATGGTTCGCTGACAATACTCTTCCAAAGCCAAAATATGGTGGAGGTTGGTTGCAAGTAGGGCACGCCAGCCATGTGGTCTTCGGAGGGTATAGCGCTCAGTTCGGGGTATATTATAGTGGCTCTAGTGGTACACTACTTCAGTACATGCGAGTGCCGCAACATCAATATAGAAACGGCTTCACAATGGACTTGTGGCCAATAAAAGACGGTAATTGGACGTGGCTGACAGAAGCAAACAAGAATGAGTTGATCGGATCATTCTATTTCGAGTACGGACCAATCACTTTTAGTTTGGAGTACTTTATATGAGTTGGACAAAAAGATCGTCTACAGACTGGGCAAACTGGTCACCACAACTTACCGCAGATACCAACCCTTATACGTGGTATTTAAGCAATGGCGCTAACGTTTATCAAAAAAATGGTGATCTGGTATTGGCTCATGCTCGCATGTACACAACAGGCACTTCTAACTCCAGTGGTTCTGGTCGGTGGAGGATTTCACTTCCCGTCCCAGCCGTTACAGGAGACTTTCATACCATAGGCACCTGGACGCTGCTGACTGCTGGCGCATCATCATGGTACATGGCACATGGCTATGTGGCGTTGACGATTGATCCAAACAAGGCGGCGCTTGTCAACTCAAGGCAGTATACCGCATACGACTACATTAGCGAATTTCCATATGGCATAGCCGAGAGTAATGTGCCACAAGGTTTAAGTCTACAGATGTTTTATGAGGCAGCATGACGTGGACTAAACGAACGGCACTAGGCTCTCAGTGGGTGAGTTGGACGCCAAATGTGCGACTGGTATCTGACGTGCCAAGCCCTACAGCAATTGAGTTTCCAGGGTACAACGGAATCACTAACGTTAGTTATGCCGGTTCAAAGTATACAACTCACAACGGTGAGTTTTTTGGAATGTTCAACATGCTCATGTCAGCAAACAGCAATTATGGCGGAACTAGGAGCCATTGGGATATCGAACTACCTTACATTATTGCTGGTAAAACGTGGAATGCTGGCGGTGCTGGAAAGCCAATAGGTCAGGGATTTTGGCAGGTGCAAAGTGCTCCGTGGAGTATTCCTTCCGAGCAGGGCAAGATCGTCATGTCCACATTTCCAAACTTGCCGGGTAACATGGCAATTCAAGCCATCAAAACGTCTGTTGGAGTGGACCAGTGGGCAATTGACAACCTTTCATACGATTGGGCATGGAACAGGCAGTTGAATGGTAATAGCGGGTCTGCTAGAGATACCGGGTACAACAATAGTTCGTGGTCGTGGTGGAGGCTGGGGTTGCCAAACTACTCAGTACCAGTCGTTAGCGCCAACGACATTAGGTACACTTTGCCATCTCCACGTCCAGCAGTTAAGATTTCAGCATGCATTCGATACATGATGGCGTAAATAATGCTACAATTGGAGCATGTCTGCAATTGATGCGCATGCTGGAGCAACCCCGGCTAAAATAGTCTGGAATGTTGTGCGTGGTGACGACTCGTCAATTGAGATTACACTATTTGATGACGACGGCCTACCAGTCAATACTCAGGACTGGACGTACACCTCCAAGGCAAAGCGGGGTGTATCTGTATATACGTTGACACCAACTGCCGTTAATAACGTTGTCACTATCACTGCGCCTTCTTCTATTACTGCTGAATGGGGTGGGGTAGGTGTCAATCAAACCCAACTGCTCTTTGATCTACAAATCACCAAAGGTAATGGAACAAAGTGGACTCCTGTAATTGGTAGAATTGTTGTCACATCTGACGTATCATGAACGTCTCAGTAAACTCATCTAAGCCAAGTGTTGCGGTATCACCTAAAAAGACTAATGTAACAGTTGAAGTGCCAAATGCAGTGGTGCCGAAGAAAGGTAACACCGGACCATCACAGTCTCCTAAAAGGTATGGTACAATGAGAGTACTTGCCGAAAGTCAAAGTTGTCCACATGACGCTTACAGAGAACTTTCAAATCTAACAAGTACTTAGGAGAGCAGTGTCGGACTTTAGTTTTAAACTACTACCAGACTTCATTGAGAAGTACAAAGCAGTAGAGCCACCATTTGGATTCAGAGATGCCGGTGGTAATAGTCTGGGGGAGATTACCTTCATCAGGACGTATTCGCGCATCAAAGACGATGGCACCAAAGAAAAGTGGTGGGAGGTATGCGAGCGCGTTATCAATGGTATGTACTCCATTCAAAAGGACTGGGCTAAAAATAACAAACTCCCTTGGAATGACAATAAGGCACAGGCTTCTGCCAAGGAAGCGTTTGATAGAATGTTTAATCTTAAGTGGACGCCGCCAGGGCGTGGGTTGTGGGTGTCTGGTACTTCAATGGTTCACGAACGCGGTTTAATTGCTGGTCAGTACAACTGCTCGTTCATTTCTACTGGCGACATTGAGCGTCACAATCCAGGTGCCGTGTTTGCATGGATTACTGATGCACTTATGCTAGGAATTGGCGCTGGGTTTGATACTAGGGGGGGCGAAAAAAATATTTATATTTCTAAGCCAGAGCCAAGCGACGACATTTTTGTCATTCCAGATAGTAGAGAGGGGTGGGTAGAAAGCGTTAGACTGCTGCTCAATTCATATTTGCGCACCAACAAGCAAATAAGTTTTGATTATTCAGAGATTCGCGGCCCAGGCCAGCCCATTAAGGGTTTCGGGGGCACCAGTTCCGGCCCAGCGCCATTGACCAAATTTCACGAACGAATTGTAAAACTGCTAGATGAGAAAACTGGGTGCGTATTAGACAGCAGAGTTATTGTTGATATTGTCAATATGATTGCCGGAATGGTCGTGGCTGGAAATATTAGGCGAAGCGCACTCATTGCGCTTGGCAACAAAAATGATGAAGAATTCTTAGACCTTAAGAACTATGACAAGAATCCAGAGCGAGCAGAATACGGGTGGGCGTCTAATAATACAATCGTTGTTGATGAAGATGGATATGACTATTCAAAAGTAGCAGACCGCATTGCAGATAACGGTGAGCCAGGGTTCTTGTTTCTTGACAATATGCAGAAGTACGGTCGCACCAAAGACGAGCCGGATTACAAAGATCATCGCTCCATCGGGACCAACCCCTGTGCTGAAATTTCGCTAGAGTCTAAAGAACTTTGTAATCTCAATGAAATTCATATCAGGAATCACGACTCGCTAGAAGACTTTTTACGCACACTTAAGTTTGCCTATCTGTTTAGCAAGACAATCACGCTAATGCCGACTCACTGGCCAGAGACTAACGCTGTCATTCAGCGCAACAGGCGTATTGGAACGTCTATTACTGGCATAGCCGAATTTGTTGATAATCAAGGGTTGCCTTTGTTTAGGAAATGGGCAGATGCTGGTTATGATGAAATTCAAAGGCTAGATAAAGTATATTCTGAATGGCTTGGTGTGAGGGAGTCAATTAGAACGACATGCGCAAAGCCAAGTGGTAGCGTGTCTCTTCTATCAGGATCGACTCCAGGTGTCCATTGGCCTCCAGGGGGGCAGTTCTACAAGAGGGCAGTCCGCTTCGCATCAAATGACAAAATGTTACATTTGTTTAGGATTGCTGGATACCAAATTGAAGAGGATCAATATTCCGACGACACGTATGTTGTATACTTCCCGATTAAAACTGATATGGTGCGCAGTGAAAAAGATGTATCTATTTATGAGAAGATTCATTTGGCGTCTGAAGTGCAAAGATACTGGGCTGATAACTCAGTGTCGGTGACGGTGACATTTGATCCAGAGTCGGAACGAAAAGACATCGACAAGGTGTTGAAGATGTATGAGGGTGACCTTAAAACAGTATCAATGCTGCCGATGAGCAATACAACGTATGCTCAAATGCCCTATACACAAATCACCGAAGACGAATACAATGCATACCTTGGCCAACTCAAAAAGATCGACTTCGACGCAATCTACACCGGAGTAGACAACCTTGAGGCAATTGGAGAAAAGTACTGCTCAAATGACACCTGCGCTATCTGATATAATGAATTAGTGTACTACAAGAACAAAATCCTTCAAGACTTGCCCTCGGCATATTTTGAGGGGGCATTGTGTGGGTACCGATCACTAATTACAGAAGAACAGCGAGGATCGCTTGTTGGCTCCAACTGTACCGTTACTAACTCGTTCTCATTAGATGAAGACGCGCCGGTACAACGTTCAATAGTCAGCAAGTTCTATCGTTCTATTCCTGCATCAAACGGGGTATTGTCAGTAACTACCCCAGATTTAGGCTTGGTTAAAGAAAATCGCGCTGGCCTTAACATGCATGTAGGGGCGCACATTAGGATTCACTCTAACAAGGTCTCTACTGTTACCGTCAAGTATCAGTGGAATACGGGAACGTGGCAAACGAAGTCTGTTACCATTCCAGTGCCACCGATACCTGCCCCACGATGGTTGTACTTTGCCAATTCATTTGATATTTCAGATGTAGTACCCGGCCCCTATCAGCAAAGGGCGGTATTCGAATTGAACTACACAACTGGTGGAGGCGCTGAGCACTACGAGTACTACATCAATGCGCTCACCGTTGGCCAGGATGCTGAATCAATGGCGTCTGTGTGTCTAGGGCTGCCAAGTGGATACGAGATAACGTCGCTCAATGGCGGTCCCAGCACACTAGAGGTAAAGAATGGTGGTGGGCACCTCACTGCTATTAAGTCTGGGCTGCCTATTCATTTCGGTACAGACTATGCTACCATGCTATGCCCTTGGATTCCAGAGCAGCCATGTCTTGAGTTGAAGAGGTCTAACTTTATGGGTGTCAATAATGCCAATGGAGCGGTCACCTTAGAATTCTGGACAAAGATTGGCAAGGCGGGTACCAAACCGATTAGATTGGTTGGCCCGATGGGAAGTATGGATGGACTATATGTTAAGAACACGACGTTGGTTCTATCAATCGCGGGGGTAGAGTTTGGTCATGATATAGGTACTATTGATTATCCAATGCTAGTGCATTGGGTAGTAGAGACTTCCAAGTCATACGTTATGGTGAATGGCGAGGTAGTGATTGAGGTGGACCGCTCACCGGACACATCGTACTTCTCAGATGATTTGTCAATTGGTTTTTATACAGATACTTCCATTCATCCGGTTCACATATCTTCTGTTGCCACGTATCCGTATGGCGTACCATCAATGATTGCTAAAGCAAGATTCGTCGCTGGGCAGGGTACTGATCCATACGCATTGATCGCTGACCGCTTTGACGGTAAAACATTTAGTGCTGACTTCTCAACGTCTAAATTTGCTACTAACCTTACATATCCAGACAACATGAGTTACTCTAGCGGAGCATCAGTTAACCTAGAGACCTCTGACGAACTATCTCTTTCTATGTACGAATTGCCAGACATCGTTAGGCCGGGAAGTCAGTCATGGAGTCAGTCCAATGCATTCAGTAGACCATCTGCTTCTAAAACATCTGGAAACACTACCCCGCTAGATCACTCTGCCAATAACACTAGTGGTACTGGGTTTTCTACTAATGCATCAATGGGTAGCGTGTACACATCGGTTGCTAACAGTAGTTGTACGAATACAATATCTATTCCTGCTAATTTGCCCAGGGGCACCATCTTCATCGTCAGTGCTGAGTCTAAATACTCAGGTACTACTCCACAAATCACAACGACAATAAATGGCGTTACCCGCGTGACAGACTTCTCTGGCAGCAACCCATCGGTGTGCAAGATTGGTAGCGTTGTTCCTGAGGGCACAACTTCTATTACTTGGGGTGTCAAGGCACCAGCCGGTACCAACTTTGCTCAATTCTCAAACGTCTATTGCCAGTTCGTATATCCAGAACAACCGTTTAGAGTAAAGCCAACGGGTTTTACGTCAGAGCCTTATTTGTATTGGGACTCGCTGAACTTCCTCAGAGGGGCCGCTATTCAATCTATTGAATCGGTTATTGAATCAAGCGGGGGTAATGCAACCATCCTTACCGTTCGCAAAATGGACACTCAGACAGCACTTACCGTATCAATTAGTGGAACCACCCTAGTCTACGACTATAGCGATTATACAGGATCAACCATCCTAACCACAAAGACCATTGAGTTGAATCGTCAATTTACCATAGGAATTCACATTGCTCAGTTGCTAACGAAGTATCCGCAGATGAGCCAATTGTTCTCTCAACCTGCATCTACTGAAATCCTGTTCGGCGGCGGTGAGGGGGTATCGTTTTCAGGTAAGGTGTATGGGGTCACATTCAATGATGGGTGGCAGACCCAACACTCACCCACCACATTTGTCGATGGCATAGCAGACCTCATGATGGACTCGTACACCAAGCCGATGCCGGTGGGAACCTACACATTGAAGTCAGTTACAGAATTTGGCAACTTTACACTTGACGTTGCATCCAGTGGGCATTGGCAAGAAACCATACCCGCTTCACTATTCACTAAGCGAGTGAGCAACGTAGTGGGCGAGAACGTGGATATGTTTGATTTCATTCAGGCAACAATAGGCAAGACTCGACCTACACTGCCAACGTCAAGTTATGAACAGATTACCTACCTTCAACTTCAGCAAAGGTATTGGGCCAAGACATACGCTGATCTACTGGCAGATTATGCGTCATACGCTACGCTGTCAGAGGACAAAGAGTTGAACGAGCACGATATGCAGATTGATTACCGTCAACTCAGCCTTTTGTATCATGGGCAAGACTATACCAACCTTCTCAATGATCATGTAGACTATCAAGCGCTATCAGATATTAGAATCCCGGTATATGATCCGTCGCACACAGATGTGCAAACGTGGGCGGCACTGCATCTACTTACCGACTCTCCTACAGACTATACACTCAGGGAGCCGCTGCCGGTTGATGGAATGACAACGGTGTACCTGGACAACGACAATAAGCGACAGTTGATTCAAGACGGGTATGCGATTGTAGTTCCATACCAGGATCAATCTCAATATGCACTAACGTTCTATCATGTATTGACCTCTCAAGGCGTCAGGTCTACCCCCGTCAAGTTGAAGAGTTTTGAGTTAACGTCATGGGCCTCAGATGCTACGAAGTGGACTGCTATCGGAACCCAAGAGGGGAATGAGGTGTACCCATATCATCACAATGGTTCGTATTACTTGATGGATTACCCCAACGTGTTTGAAACTACTAAACGAGGATTCAATTACCTGTATAAATCAAATAGAAGTGGATACAAGCCAAAGGCTCAGATTCTGCCGGGGTACGATTCAGGCTTCGCTATGCGCTGGCACCGTAAATCGAATGCCATTGCAACTCGTCAAATTGCAGGGGTAAGCATGATGTTGTATTCTGAATACCCAGTACTTAGCGAGTTTAAGGTGGCAACATTAGAGGTTGGTGCTAACGTGGTGTTTCACATCTATGCTAAGCCGCTAGGTTCACGATACACGTTAGAGGCAAGGGATGCATCTGGCCAGCCGCACACAAATATCCAATGGTATATGTCAGGCAAGTTGGCGGTCAATCCCATGATCCATGTTGGAGAATGGTCACTGGTACAGATTTCACTTACCACACCATACGACACTCAGAACGAAGTGGCATATTTGAGATTAGGTGGGAGATTGTCTTATGACAATATCACTATTCATGGACGACTCAATGCAAGCGTTCGTGGTACTGCTGTTTATCGCCGCTGGGAGGAACTTGGCATTGACGATTGGGACTATTGGAGAACGCCAGGTGGAGATTATGACGCCACATGGCGGCAGTTGTACGATCTTGGTAGCGTTGTTGAAGTGGATATTGAACGGGCAGAAATGGCCGACCTGTTGACTGGAATTGCGCCACAGGCAGAGTTTGCGGCCTCCGTTGGTACCAAAATGCACGACGTATTCGTTGTGAGAGATATCGAGTGGGCTCCAATGGGCGTTATTACCAAATAGTATGGTACAATTGGCTCATGGGTAAAGTGCGTGTACAAAGAGTTGAAAACGATGCAGATTATGGATTGTATCTATGGAAAAAGCCAGACGGCAAGTTTTTCAAAGATGACGATGGTAACTATTTGAATGTGCAGTCATTGCGTGGCGACATTTCAAAGATGACTTTGATTAGTCAAGCCGCTGCGTACTACGGACAGCCTGAGGGCAACCCATACTTCCTGGCCGGTGGAGCGCGTGCCACCGATGAAGAGTACTCCGAGCAAGTTGATCGACTAAAGCAAGGCTACATTCCTTCTCTCAATGATGTTGGGGCTGTCATGGACGCAAAGCGCGGGGCAGCCCAGTATGGTGACGCCGAGTGAGTAATTGGTGGGTAGATGAAGACGGCAGTTATGTCGTTTCAGGAGTCAAGGCGGGTAATGAAGTAAAAGAAGCCGCTAAAACTCATGATGTATTCATGACTAAATGGTCTGATATCAAAGACGATCTAACTGGTCTGTCACCAAACTTTAAGCGTCGTGCTACTAGACTTGAAAAGCGAGACGGCTCCACTGCCATTACTACTGAGCAATCATATATTACGGCATACGGCATGTTGGACGTTATCACCCCACCATATAGCCTTGATGAACTTGCACGATATTATGAAACGTCGTTTGCTAACCATGCGGCTGTAGACACTAAAGTAGCAAATATGGTTGGTCTAGGGTACCATTGGGAGTTGTCTGCTGATGCAGTATCAAAAGTAGATGCTAAAGAAACTGATAAGCAGCGTCAGGCCGCACGCAAGAAGATCGAACGCCTTAAGGTGGGCATGGACTCGCTATTCGATGACTTCAATGACTCTGAAACGCTAATGACTATTCTTGAAAAGGTCATTACAGACACAGAAGCCACAGGTAATGGATACCTTGAAATTGGCCGGAAGTCAAATGGAACCATTGGTTATGTTGGGCACATTCCATCACTGACTATGAGAGTGCGTAGATTACGCGATGGATATTGCCAAATCATAGGAAGGCAAGTAGTATTCTTCCGTAACTTTCAAGACGATGCTCCGAATCCGGTAACAAATGACCAGAATCCCAATGAAATCATCCATTTCAAACTGTATTCTCCACTGAATACGTACTACGGAGTACCTGACACCATTGCCGCTGGGCAAGCAATAGTTGGCGATCAGTACGCTAATCAGTATAATATCGACTTCTTTCAAAACAAAGCGGTGCCGCGATATATCATTACTGTTAAGGGTGCTCAACTCGATCCGCAGTCTGAAGAGAAGTTGTTTAGGTTCCTTCAAACTGATTTGCGTGGTACTAATCACCGAACACTGTATATTCCGCTTCCGCCAGATAATGAACAAACTAAAGTGGAATTCAAGATGGAGGCCGTTGAGAATGGTGTGCAAGAAGGGTCGTTTGAAAAGTATCACAGGCAAAACAGAAACGACATTCTGACAGCACACCAAGTTCCATTGTCTAAGATTGGTATGTCTGAAGGTGGCGCGGCAGAGGCGCTGGCTAGCGATAGAACGTTCAAAGAGCAGGTAGCCAGACCACGGCAGCGCCAAATAGAGAAGATGCTCAACAAGGTGGTCAAAGAATTCACCGACGTATTGGTACTCAAACTCAATGAACTAACGTTGACGGACGAACTTGCTCAGGCGCAAATTGATGAGAAGTATCTGCGCAACAAGGTATTCACTCCCAATGAGGTGCGTGAGAAAGTTGGTAAACCACCAATTCCAGGTGGGGATGAGGTCATTGAATTGACTGCCAGGCAAAATGCTGATGCTGCAAATCAAGCGCGGGGGGATGATTCTCGTGCAATTGATAGGGAAAATAACTCGTCTGACTCCCCCACTACAGTAGCCGGAAGGAACCCACAGGGCAGCGGCCCAAAATGACAAAATACTATGGTATAATGTTCCTGGGAGGAACGCTTGTACGAGACTAATTATTCCGTAGAAGACGACGAACTACGTCTGTCTCTGCCGGTCAGCAAAGTTGATATCGAACGACGTACAGTGCATGGTTTTGCCACGCTTGACAATCTAGACAAGCAAAGCGATATCGTTCCCCTAGAAGCCAGTATCAAGGCTTTTCAGAATTTCCGTGGCAATATTCGTGAGCAACACGACCCTAAAAAGGCTGTTGGTCGCATGATTTCTTTCAAACCAGAATCGGTCTATGATGAAGCAACTAATAAAGTGTACAGTGGAGTGTTTGTGAGTGCCTACGTATCTCGTGGGGCACAGGACACATGGGAGAAAGTACTTGACGGAACCCTATCCGGCTTTTCAATCGGTGGTAAACTCAATGAAACCCACTCTGTCTTTGATGAAGACCTTGATGCACTGGTAAGAATCGTAGATGAATACGAAATGGTAGAACTTTCCCTAGTAGACACACCTGCTAACCCATTGGCCAACGTTACGTTGGTGCAGAAGGTGGGCGAGGTAATGGAGGGTATGGAGATTAAAGGTGATTTAGAAACCGTCTTTGTATGTAGAGCAGACCACGTAGTGAAGGTCTCCAAAGAAGAGTTGATTAATTGTCCGGTGTGTCACAAGCAAATGCATGATGTCGGCTATGTCGAGTCAAAAGACTCTGAAAAGGCTGGTATTATTAATGATATGGTTTCCACATATATGAAGCCAGAAACAGTAAAGGAGGCGAATAGTATGGCAGAACAAGACGACACTACAACGGAAGTTGAAAAGACCGAATTGGTTGAAGAAACAGTTGAGCAACCAGAGGTTGAGAAGTCTGAGGCGGTTGAAGAGCCAGCGGTTACAGAGCCGGTAGAGGAAGTTGTCAAGGCTGATGAAGTCGAAGAGGCAGCAGAAGTTGACGATAAAGTCAGCGATCTTGTCATTAAGGCACTTGAGTCAATGGTAGATACGCTAAATGCGTTGACCGAGAAGGTTCAGGGTATCGAGAAGTCAGTTGCTGAGCGCATGGATTCCATTGAAACTCAGGTAACGAAAACTTCCGAAACTGTAGAAGAGTTTGGTGAGCGAGTTGATAAAGTTGAAGACACAACCGCTTTCCGCAAGTCTGGCGATCTTGGCGAGGTCGCTCAGGAAAAGGTCCAAAAGACCAAATCTCTATGGGGAGGATCGTTCCTCACAGTATCCGAACTATAGAAACACAATAGAGAATATTCACTAGGAGGTGAAAATAAAAAATGTCGGAAGAAATCATTGAAAAGTCAGCCGAGGCAGGTTCGTTTGCATCGGGTGGTATCGGTGGTGTAAGTAATCCCGCTGCTGGCGTCCTTGGTAACGTACCAGGAGGTCTTAGCGGTGTAACCACTGGCCCAAATGCCGTAAATCCCACTGGTGACCCTGGTGGTATTCTCCAGCCTGAGCAGTCTCGTCGCTTTATTGACTACATCTGGGACGCAACTGTGCTTGCCAACGACGGTCGCAAGGTGACCATGCGTGCAAATACAATGGAACTAGATAAGGTTAACGTTGGTGAAAGGGTAATCCGCGCAGCGAAACAGGCTGACGGAGAATACCAGAACGCTAACGCAGTTTTCACTAAGATTGAACTTACCACAAATAAGATTCGTCTTGATTGGGAAGTTTCCACCGAGTCTCTTGAGGACAACATCGAGGGCGCAGCATTAGAAGACCACTTGGTCCGTCTAATGACCAACGCTTTTGCTAATGACCTTGAGGATTTGGCAATCAACGGTGACGGCTCTACCGCTCCATTCTTGTCAATCATGAATGGATTTGTAAATCAGGTTGTCGCTGGTAGCGATGCACACGAAGCCGTGGTGACTGTTACTAACAACGAATGGAAGCCAGAGGTTCTTGAGAAGGTAATTCATGCTTTGCCGCGTAAGTACCGCGCTCTCAAGACTGGGCTGAAGTTCTATGCTAGCACAGACACGTTTGCCGGTATCGTCAAGCACAATGGTACGATTGCCGACTCGATCTACACAGAGCAGTTCCGTAACACTTGGTTGAACGGAAACGATCAGACTGTAGGTGGAGCGCGACAGACCCGTGCCCTTGGTGTTGACGTTATGGAGGTTCCATACTTCCCAGACGACTACGTTGAGTTGACGTTCCCACAGAACCGTATTTGGGGATTCCAGCGCGACGTAACCGTCCACCGGGAGTTCAAGCCTAAGAAAGATACGATTGAGTACACAGTATTCGTTCGTTTCGGAGTTGCTTGGGAGGAATTGGACGCCGTGGCGTTCGCAGACGCAGCAGCAAACCCGTACTAACGGGTACGCCTTAACAGGCATGATTGGAGGGAGGTCTTCGGGCCTCCCTTCTTTCGTTTGATATAATAGAAATATGAAATACGACGACCCCGTACATAAACTGTACGATTTATATAGTAAGCCGCAGTTGCAGAGCATTGCTAAACACAACAATGTTCCATTTAAGAATACGATGCGTAAACTTGAGATATGCAGAGCAATCGTCTCTGAGGTTGGAGAGGGTTATGAAATCCCCGATATACTGCCGTTGGTGCAGGTGGTCGGTGGGCCAAAGACAGGAACCCCTAGCGCAAAAGAGAGTCACGACTACCGTGCGGCTAAAGGCGAAATGATAGATGAGCAATGGAGGAAGGTATTGCCACCAGATGAATTTGAAAAGATGCCTAGTCATAGTCGCAGACGACGCAGGGCACAGCGCAAAGCCGAGGGAACACCAGAGAAAATTGCGGTATACTGTAAGAGGAACGTTTCATGGGATGGAGTAGGCCAATTGAAACGAGGATACAACTTTGTATCAAAGGAGGAAGCAGAGAAGTGGTTGACAATTCGTGGGGTGCGAGAGGCAACTGCCGACGAAGTACGACTGCACTTTAATCTATAATGGATATTAGACGACTCCCCCCATACCCGCTATCATTTGACATCGAAGTCCCATTGCCAAACACTACGTATACCGTAGAGTTTTGTGATGCTACAGAGACTCACCTATCTGATGGGAATTCCGCAGTATCTGTTGAGATTCCAGAAACGCACGAAAAGTACGACGGCGAATATTCCTTAGTGGTCAAAGACACCGGGGTAGTCGTTGAAGACACGCTACGGGTAGCAAGGCCATACATCGACGTTGCCAAAGAATACCCAGACAAAGACTTTGCTACGTATAGCGAGTATGAAAAGATTGCACGGCTGGCTATTGACAATATTGTCGGCGGGTTCTACTACTACAAGCAAACGTTTGAACGCATGGGAACGGGATCGGACGTGCTTCCACTTGGATACAATGTACGTAAACTCATCTCGATTGCCGAAAATGGCCAGGTAGTATTTGATGGTAATGATAACATCTATGACTATGTACTATCTGATAACGGACTGTACGTAAAGGTAGCATCTACCGAGGACATACTTGAAGGTTCCCCGCTCAGAATACCTACTGGATCATCTGACACCCACTACAACGTGTATTACGGCTCACAATTCGGAGGGGATTACGTATACACAGTTGTCGCTGAGGTTGGGTATCCGGTAGTCCCTACTGACATAAAAACATGCGTTAAGCGTATGATCAATGAGTTGGCATGTGGCACTCCTAACTACTTGCAGAGGTACATTGTGAAGTATGAAACCGACGAGTATCGCACTGACTTTGATCGGCGTGCATTTGCCGGTACCGGAGATTTACTTGTTGACCAAACACTCAAGCGTTATTGGGGACGCACTATTTTCAATAACATAGGAGTGTTGTAAAATGTTCTATCCAACACTGATGGATATTGGATACTCGACAGCGTTGCAAAATGATTACGGAGAGTTGGAGGTTGTGTGGACATACGACCGAACCATCCCATGCAGAGTGGCCTCCAATACAAACTATAAAGATCAAAACGTCTTTCCCGAACAACGCATGAGGATTCTCGATCAAATCAATGCCCAAGTTACCGAAGACGTGCGTATTGATTCATTCGGTGAAATGCATGCGCTAACGGACGTGTTGATTACCAATATCAGGTCTTCATGTGGAGAGTCAGCATTCACGGAAACTGCTGGTGACCGCGCAGGGGACAGCACAATGTATGAAGTGATGGGGTATTCACCACACATTGACCCATTCGGTAAGGTGGACTACATTAAGATTGTTCTCAACAGAGCGGACGAGCAGGTGGCAACATGACTCTTTTAATTGATACATCTGACCTAGAGATGGTGCTCAAGAGTACCGCAGAATACTGTGCTGGCTTCATTGCCGGTGGAGAAGATGGACTTCCGGTGCTGTTGACTAAAATGGGTCAGGTAATCACTGAAGCAATGGGTCTGTGGATGGATGCTATGGCTGGTGGTAACCACGCGGCACTCCACCACGTTTATGAGTGGTATCAGACAGGCAGCGCGGGGGCACGTCTATTCGAATATGACTTTACAGTAGGTGGCAACACCATCATCATTACTGGTGAAACACAATCGTCTTCATCTATTCCCAATGGATCACGGGTTCCCTTCTACAACAAGGCAGACGTGATGGAGTCTGGGCAGAGTGTTACTATTAGTCCGGTGAACGTTAATTACCTACATTGGGATGATGTGTTCACACCTAACGATGTGTTCGTTGCCCACCCCGGTGGACCGGCAACGGTGGGTAGTTGGGCACGGTACTCCAATAAGTTCTTTACTGAATACCTATCACAATCATTGTTGATAGCAATGTTGGCAGACTTGGCCACAGCAGATGAGTTTGCTGCATCATTCCCTGCTGGCGCTCGCGGTGGTGGATTCGGAACCGGATTTTCAGCGGGGTATAAGTGGATCACATCTCCTGATGTTGGAGTAGTGGTATGAGCCTAAAAGACGTACTGCCAGTACCACCTACCTATATTAATAAGTATGTGTGGGACTCCCTAAAGTCACTCGACCCAGGATTGTCCAATTACGGAAACATAGTTCCATTCTTCCCCATTTCAGACGCTCGCGCTGATGATTGGCCGTGGCAAACCAAACCGTATGTGATCTATGACCAGTTGTTAAGGTTTAGATCAAGTCCGTTGTATGTGGTACGCAAAAGCCAATTGCTGTATGTTGTAAAAGGCACCCCGACTGAGGTTCTGGCCTGGTCAAATGCAATCGGAGTAATACTTGACAGGCATGATGCTGCTGGTCAGGACGTCAATGCATGGCTGTCTCAAAACCACCCAAGCGCCGGGGTATATTTTCATTGGTTCAGAGTGATGCAAGTTGATCAGGCAGCCGAAAACCGTATGGACTTTGCAGTTAATCAGAAGTACTTATCGACAATGGTTATTGAATATCAGTACCACCTGACAAAAACCGGGAAGTTTGATTAAATAGGGTGTATAATGATACATGTGAGGAACGCCGCCAAACAACTTTCAGTGAAGGTAGGTGAAAAATAAATGCCATACAAACGTGGAGATTCGAAGAATATCATTGTTGGCGCAGCAGCACTGTTTGTTGCCGACGCACCATTGTCTGCTACCCCAGCGGTATCGCTGACTGGTGACGACAACGCATATCCGACATTTGAAGGAAACAAGTCATACAAGGAAACCCTTAACGACGACAAGGACTTCCGCAATGTAGGATACACAACTAACGGTCTTGAAATCACGTTCGAACCAGACTTCGGAGAGGTTATGGTCGATCAGATTCTAGACGTTGCCAAGTTGTACAAGCAGGGAATGAAGGTTTCAATGAAAACTTCTATGGCAGAGGCAACTCTGGAAAACCTCTTGGTCGCACTTGCATACAACCCAAGCAAGTTGACTGCTGGGCCTCCAAAGACCCTGGACTTGTCTGCTGGTGACATTGGTGAGTGCCCCGTTGAGCGAGGTCTCGTTGCTGTGGGTGCTGGTACAGGAGACTGTGCGGTGTCCAACAAGACTGAGCGGGTGTACATTGCGTACCGTGCTCTTTCGATTGAGTCCGTCACACTATCTGCAAAGAGAGATGAACAGACTGCGTTCGAAACAAACTTCAGGCTTCTGCCCGAAGATGTTTCTGGATCATACGGTAAGATCGTTGACCGTACTTGGGTCTAAGAAGCCAAATACGTTAGCCCACCTGACTACAAATCGGGTGGGCTTTCGTGTGCTATAATATAATCACTACACTTTAAGGAGTTATTGAATGGCTACAACCGTATATCAGTCGGTTGAAATTGAATTGTTTAGTGGTAAGGTGCTTGTATTGCGCCCACTAAAGTTGTCGCTGCTACGTAAGTTCATGCGTGAGTTCGAAGGACTCAGCGACGTGGCAAGCGATAATGACCAGTCTTTGTCCAAGATGGTTGATTGCGTGGCCATTGCCATGCAGCAGTACGATCCCGAACTTGCTAAAGACAAGGAAGCAATCGAGGACGAACTAGACTTGCCCACCATCTATAAGATTATTGAGGTCGCATCTGGAATTAAGATGGACGACAGTGACCCAAATCTGGTGGCGGGGCTAAGTGGGTAGACTTAGACCTCGCCGCACTGGAAACCGAAGTATTCCTATTAGGGATATGGAAGAATTTTCAGGAATTGGAGGATTCTTTGTCGATGCCAGAACTAAATTCGCTGCTGATTGAGGCTAGAACCCAACGTTCCGAAGACCGCAAATTCTTTGCTGCTCTCAAGGGTATTGATCTTGATAAAGAAGCAACTGAAGATGCTGTTGGCAAAGTCTTCGATAATGCACGCAAAAAAGTTGAGGAACTGACTGGGGTAGAAGAAGTCGATCCCAACATCAAAGAGTTCATTGACAATGGCATAGAGTACGAGGTGTACGATGGCTAGCGTCAATGCAACAATTAATGTTCAGATTAATGCTGCTAATGCCGCCGCACAACTAGCCGCCTTGCAGGGCAAGGTAGCGAACATGAACAAGGGCATGCTCGCCGCTACTGCTGGCGGGGTAATGGCCCAGGAAAAAGCAATTCGTCGGATGAGCAATGTGCTCTCTGGCAGTGGTATGTTTACGACCGGAATTAGGAATGTCCATACCCAACTAGGTAGAATGCACCAGGAGTTTGACCGTGGCTCTACCACAATGCAGAAGTATCGTCAAAATTCTAAGCGATGGAGTTCTGACCATTCAAACATCAACCGCATGGCCGCTGACCGCGTTCGCATGCTGCAAAGCCAATATGTTGCTCTAGGTAAAGAGATGGGCGGCGTTCAAAAGGCTATGCAGATCAAGCCAGACAAGATGATGCGTGAGTTCGGGGCAGACGCGATGTACGCTCATCAGAAGGCTGTTCTTTTTAGACGCAATCTACAAATGGGTTCTACTGCTTTGGTAAACTGGGGTAAGAATACTCAGTGGGCCGGTCGCCAGATGATGGTTGGTATGGGTATTCCCATTGCCATTGCATCGGCGGGGGCAATCAAGTCATTCAACGACATTGAAAAGGCCAGCATTTCATTCAAGCGTGTGTATGGTGACTCCGCTACCAGCGTTGCCGAGAAGTCTCAGATGCTTTCTAAGGTGCAGTCTGGTGTAGCACAAGACATGACAAAGTATGGTGTGTCGGTTGCAGACACGCTGACGGTTGCCGCTCGCGCTGCTGCCACTGGTGCGCAGGGAGCAGACCTGATTGCCGCTACCCGTGAAACGATGCGACTGGCTACATTGGGTGAAATGGATTACAACAAAGCCCTTGAGTCCACTATTGCTACTCAGACCGCCTTTGGTATCTCCGCTGATGAGATGGGCCGTAAAACAGACTTCCTAAACGCTGTGGAAAACCAGACGATCTTGAGCATGGAAGATATGGCCTCTGCTGTACCTCGCGTTGCTCCGGTTATTAAGGGCTTGGGAGGTAACGTAGAAGAACTTGCCATCATGATGACTGCTTTGCGTCAAGGTGGTGTAACTGCTGAGCAAGGTGCTAACGCGTTGAAGTCTGGTCTTGCATCTATGATTAACCCAACCGATACGGCCTCTGCAAAACTAGGCGAGATGGGCATTAATCTTGACAAGATCACCAAGAGAAATCGCGGGGACATTATTGGTACAGTTCAGGATTTGGGCAAGGCTTTTGATGGACTAACTAACTATAAGCGCCAACAGGCACTTGAGGCCTTGTTTGGCAAGTATCAGTATGCTCGCATGGGAGCACTGTTCAAGAACATTGACAGTAAACCGGTAAAAGAGGTAATGAGGCTGGCCACTGCTACCAATGAAGAACTTGCGAAGATGAGTTCTCAGGAATTGGCACAGATTTCAGACTCGCCTATGATCAAACTGCAAGCATCACTGGAAAGGCTTAAGGCTGCCGCTGCTCCGCTAGGTGCTTTGCTATCTGACATTGCTGCTAAACTAGTGGGTTTTGCTACGCCGGTAGTCAACTTCTTCAGTAATAACGATATGGCGAAATGGGCACTAGTTGGTGGAGCAGGATTAGCGGCACTAGCCGGTGTTGTCACAATGGTTGTTGGTGTGTTTGCTAACTTCGCCGGTATGATGGTCAAGGCTGGAATGGCAGTACGAACATTCTTCAGATTTATTACTGGGCAAAAGAGTCTGGCGTATTTGACTACTGACGAACTCAATGCAAGTGCCGCCGCTAATTCACTGGCTGGGGCATCTCAAAAGGCAGCCGCAGGACTTATGGCAGAGGCTCGTGCTGCCCAACTACTTACACAACAACTTGCAGCATTGACAGGCGCTCAAACAGGTGCTGCTGCAAGTGCTGCTGGGCTGGCTACTAGCACCGGTAGGGCAACTACTAGTGCGTCAACTGCTGCTCAGGCTACACCACGAGTATCGCAGACCTTCACTCAAGCGCAGGTTGCTAAAATGCTTGCTCAAGAAGGGCAGACCGTCCGCTCACACGTTGGTCAGCCATTCTCGCTGACAAAGGAACAAACTGCTGCCGCCATGCAATACCACCAGGGCAAGACAGGGGCGTCAAATATTGCATTCGTGAAAGCCGCTCAAGAGGGGCGCTTGCAGGGGTACTCTTCTGTTGCTTTGGGTTGGGGCTCCACTACCAACCTTGATCTTTCGGATTCTGCCAAGTCTCGCGGGGTAGAGAAGTCTAGGCTGTTGAGCCAACTTCAAATGCGTCCGCAAGAAGTCATTGCGCCATTCCTAGATGACCTAGCAAGAAATGCTGGAATTCCAGTAGAACAAGTGATGCGCGACCCCCGCGTGCAAACGTGGGCAAATGCCACTGTAAGGTCTCTGCATGAGGGCATCGCCCAATCTACCGTTCAGCAGTTTAAAGACCCAGACGTGGCAAAGGTAGCGTCACCAATTCTTGGAACCATCAAAGACGTTGCGCCCGAATATGCTCGCGGCTATGCCAAAATGCTTCAGCCAGAGCAGTATGGGATTAAAGGGCAATCTAGAGTGAGTGTGCAAAAGGGCGTTATTGATGCTGCGCCAGGATCATTTGCCGCATATCGTGGAAGGGGAGTCCGTACACAAGACGCCATCGCCGCTTCGGCAAACTTGAATATGTCTGGACTAGAACAGCATCCATCAGGATTACTTGTTCCATCTGGAACGAATGAAAAGGCAAAGGCAGTCGGAAAAAGACTCGCTTCAAGCGTTAGCGGTATGGATCAAGCAACGAGAAGTAAGACGTATCAGTTTGGCAAAGTCCCTGGGGCTATGAAGCCGCCTACGCCAGTTATGCCAAAGACCCCTAAGCCACAATCTCAAATGTATGGCAAGATGCCTGGTATGGGCATGATGGGTGCCGGAATGCTAGCAAGTACTGCATTTATGGGACTTGAAATGGCCGGGAAGCAAGTTCCTGCCGCTGCACAATTTGCTGCACAAGGTCTCATGGGTGTAGGCATGGCGGCGCAAATGATGCCTAACCAATTTGCTCGTTTGTCTGGTGCTATCCCAGCAGTTGTTAGTGCCCTTGGTCCGTGGGGGGTGGCAATTGGTGCAGCGGTAGCGGCAATTGGTGCAAGTGCAATGGCCTGGAAGGTATTTAATGAACGAAGCCGCAAGCAGGGTATCGAATTAGGCACGGCTATTAACAATACTACTGACAGCATTGATGAAGTAGGCACTGCGTTTGGCCGTGAGGGTTTTGTACAGAAGCAAATTCGCCAGGAGCAGGGAGTTAAAAAGGAGTCTTTAGACGCCGCAACTCAGTTTATGCAGTCTGACGTTGGCAAGAAACTGTTGTCAGACTACACGTCAACGGCAATGAAAGTCAATCAATCTGTTGCTGGAACGTCTCTTGCTTCTAAGTTGGCAAGTTATGTTATCAACGGGGTCATGGGAACCTCCGATGTAAGAGCGTATCTGGCAGCGCTGAAGCAAGAAAGCCCAGCGATGGGAAGTCAAATTGAACGCTATACAAAAGGTCTGATGGGCGCTAAACTTGACAAGACTCCTGCTCAATTGGCAAATGATGTTTATGCTAAGCAGGCAGATAACGCCAACACTGCCATTTCCATATTGAAACAAAGTCAAGAGGCGCAGGCTCAGAAGAACCCAATGACTGATATGCCGTGGTATCAACGCATGGCCCTCGCCGGGTCAACACTTGGTATGGGCGGTCCAATGGCCACGATGGGCGCTTCTCAAGCGATGCGCGGTGTCGAAATGCGTGGGGTTGCACAGCGCATCGGTGGCGAAGTGGCGTCTGTATGGAATAGCCAAATTCAAAGCGGATTGCAAAATAGACTAGCACTAGAAGCGCAGTTGAATGGCCTGATTGATGAGCGCTCCGCACTGCAAGAGAAGAAGGGCGATGGCGTTCTTTCAGAAGATGAGCAGCAGAGACTTCAGTACCTCAACAAGGCAATCCCAGAAACCAAGAATGGCATTAATCAACTAGGAACAAGCCTTAATTCTACTGCACAAAGCATGCAGGCGATGTTTGATAGCGCAAGCGATGCTCAAAAGGGTTCCGTTCTTGACTCGCTGACAACAATGATTAAAGATGCCGGGGATGCTCAGGGCATGATGGTTGCAGATATGGTTCGCAACTCCAAACTCAACGCTGGCTCGCAATTCGACATTATCTCTAAGTTGCAAAGTGGTGCTCTGAATTCATTTGGTGCCATGAACATGATGACCAACCAGAATCAGCGCGGTCCATTGGCTGGTATTGTGGAGACAACCAGGGCACTCCCTATTGACAAATTGCAGTC